ATTGTTATCAACAAGACAAAGAAGGAAATTGGTTGAATAAACCAGAAGATAAAAACAACCACTTAATGGATGCTTTGCGTTACAGCCTTCAATGTATCGAAGGTGGGAAAGCAACCGTCCGCAGACGTTCTGATTATGGTCTATAGAGAGGAAAGATATGTACCAATATTTAACCTATCCACGAGATGGATATGATGAGGGTTCTTTGAAGAAAGATCTGATTTACAAATTGATAACGAAGCATAGCACTGAAGGCTCACGTTTGAAGAAACTTAAAAGCTACTACTTGGGTGAGCATGCTATCTTAAATCACAAGAGACGCAACGAGAACGCACCAAATTATAAGACGGTAGCCAATCATGCCAAGGATATTGCAGACACGGCTACAGGCTATTTTATGGGCAATCCTATCAAATACAATAACACTGCTGAAGGCGATATTGATGAACTGCTTACAGCCTTTGACGGCGCTGAGATTGACCAAGTAGATGCTCAGAATGCTTTGAACATGGCTATCTATGGTCGTGCTTATGAGTACATCTATGCTAAAGAGGGATTGACTGAGTTGGACTCAACTAGCATTGATCCAGAAAATACCTTCATGGTCTACGATGATAGCATTGAGCGGAAGCCTTTGTTTGCGGTCTACTACTATCAAATCAAGGACGATACGAAAGACACTACCAAGTACCAGGCTGAGGTCTTTACCGAAAATCTGCACTATCACATGGTGCTGAGAAGTACAGATTCAGGAACAACTCAGAATGAGCAGGTAACCCCTCACAACCTTGGGCAAATCCCAATTATCGAATATCGCAACAATCACTTTGCAATTGGTGACTATGAGCAACAAATTAGCTTGATAGACGCTTATAATTCCTTGATGGGGAATCGTGTCAATGATAAGGAACAGGCTGTAGAGTCTATACTTGTCTTGTATGGCACGCAGTTAGCAGACACTCCAGAAGACGCTAAGGTAGCAATGAAGATTCTTTCTGAAGAAGGTCTTTTGGAATTGCCGGGCGATAGTGCAAGGGCTGAGTTCTTGAAGAATACGCTGGATGAAAGTGCTACGGAAATCTTGCGCACAGCTCTGAAAGAGGACATCTACACATTCAGCCATGTGCCTAACTTGACTGATGAGAACTTCGCAGGCAATACGTCAGGGGTAGCCATGGAATTCAAGCTGATGGGTCTTGAGATGATTACCAAGACCAAGGAGGCGAACTACAAGCGAGGATTACGTCAGCGTATTGCGATTTTTGCTCATTACCTAGGTATGAAGCAGATTGCTCTTGAGTCTCATTCAATCGTTCCACAATTCAGCCGTGGTCTACCTAAGAACTTACTGGAAATCTCTCAGATTGTGAACAACTTGGAAGGTAAAGTGACCAACAGGCAGCTTATTTCTCTCTTGCCGTTTGTGGAAGACCCTGATGCTGAATTAGAAGCTTTGGAAGAAGAGAAAAAGAAGAACATGGAAGATATGCCGATGTTCAACCAAGACAACACGAAACCCGAAGACGAGGTAGCAGATGAAGAATCAGGAGTATTGGGCGAAGAGGAAAGCCAATCTGATTTACCAGCAGATGGACAAGGCCGAAAAGCAGGCAGACCAGTTCGATAAGGTCTATCAGGAAGCCAAGACTTACTTGGATAAGGAAGTCAATAAGATTTTTGATAAGTTCCAACGTGATTATGGTTTAAGCCAGGTAGACGCTAAACAAGTTTTGAAGAACATGAAGGACAAGAAAGACTTGAATGAACTTCGTAAGGTGCTTGAAGCAAGACCGAATGACCCGAACATTCAAAGATTATTGGCTGACTTAGACAGCCCAGCTTATTCTTTTCGTATGAAGCGCCTAGAGCGTTTGAACAATGATTTAGATCATATACGTGAATCTATCTACCATTCAGAGAAGACAGGCTCAGACGCTTTTTATAGCGACCTGATGAAGGATAGTTACTACAAGGCTACCTTTGACCTGCAACAGCAGACAGGGTTAGCATATGGCTTTTCTGGGCTTCCTGAGAGCGAGATAAAACATCTACAGTCTTTTAGTTGGGTAGGCGACGGAAGTACGTATTCAACAGACATCTGGAAGAATACAGGAAAGCTTACTTCAAGCATAAAAGATGAACTCCTCATGAGCCTTATGACTGGACGAGATACACGAGAAACTGCACAAGCAATTGCTGAGCGGTTCAATGTAGGTCAGAATGATGCAAGGCGTTTGGTTCGGACAGAATCAGCCTTTTTTCACAACCAGATGGAACTGCTCAGCTATGAAGAAGCAGACATAGAGAAGTATATCTTCGTGGCTGTCTTAGACAAGCGTACATCCCGCATTTGCCAAGAACATGACAATCAGGTCTATGACAGGGACAAGGCAACCCCTGGCGTCAATTACCCGCCTCTGCACCCTTGGTGTAGGTCTACTACTGTCGGATACGATGAGGACGCAGACTACAGCAAGCTGAAGCGTAGGGCAAGAAATCCTGAGACTGGTAAAGTCGAGTATGTGCCTGCTGATATGACTTATAAAGAGTGGTATAGCAAGTATGTGGATGGTGAGGACGTTGTTAAGGAATCTAAACCAGAAGTGGATGACAAGGTTTTTGTAGCTGATAAACCAAGTGAAATAGACGACTTCTTCAAGAAGCAAAAGTCTTATCAAAAGTGGTATAATGAGCTTGATGAAAAACAAAAAGATGCTATTTTCAATTACACTATGTCTCCACATGAGCAAATAAATTCCGTGATGAGGCAAGGTTATGAAGAATACAGAAAAAATGGTTTAATGGAAATTGAAGCATCTGAAATTCCTTATGTCGAAAGATATTTGCAAGAAAACCTAGAGCTTTCCAAAAAGTTAGAAACCGTATTTGGAAGCTATAAGACGGAGGAAAGTTTCATAACTTATCGTGGAACTAGGGCAGAACAATCATACTTTAATAACTTAATTGTCGGTCAGACTACTGTAATCGACAAGGCTTTTATGAGTACAAGTTTAGCGAAAGAAGAAGCATTAAACTTCTCTAATGATGGAATCGGAGAAAGGTATCTATTGGATATTACAGTAAGAAAAGGTTCTAAATCTGGAGTATACATATCTGAGCTTTCGGATATGCCAGAAGAAAAAGAATTTCTTATCAAACCATCTGCTAAATTTAAAGTTATATCCGTAGATAAAAATTCATCAGGATTAAATTTGATAAGTTTGGAGTTACAAGATGATTAAAAAAAGATTTTTAGAACCATTTCAAGATATTCCGAGTGTTAGAGCTGATATTTTAGTTTTTACACAGGGGTTATCTCTAAAGCCTATTGTTTCGTTTTTGAAGTCAGCTAGTGATGAAGAATTGCATAAAATAGGCAAAGCCGTTTTTTATCTCTATCCTGCCAATATTCGGGAACAGCTAGCTAACAAGAGAAAAGATTCGGTAAATTATAGCTTCATCGACGACTACACTCGTACATATAATATTGATTCTACTACTACATCTAAAGATAAGTCTCGAGGTAGTGCATTGCTCGCATTTTTACGAGAAAATCCTGATATGGATGCAACAGAGTTTTGTAAAAAACTTAAATTATAATACAAATTAAGCACCTAGAGAAATCTAAGTGCTTTTTTCGTGCTCAGAAAGGATTGAAAATGGATAAAGCAAAAATTAGGATAACTAACGTAGAATTTTCAGGATCAAACGAAATTGAATCAGCGACAGTGAAACTAGAATTAGATATTCATGGGGCAGATACGTTCAGCGCGATTGAGTTACTACCTAAAATATTAACCGACATTTCTTCATTATCGTATGAAGTTGATTTGTTTTAAGGAGTAAAGATATGTTTATCTGGGATTGGGTATCAATCGCCTTTGGGTGGTTGGTATTCTTTTGGCTGTTTTTTTTAATTGTAGGAACTATTCTTGCGATTTTAACAGGTTTCAAAAATAGAAAGTAGGTGTTCCAACATCTTGACTGGCAGGAATAGACTGCTATAAATTACTGTAAATTGCTATAAACCGTGTCGGATTCGATGCGGTTTTTCTATTGTCCAAGCATTGAAGACTTTAAAAGCTATGGAATTATACAGTCGGGGACGACTTAAAAAATAGGAGGTTCGCAATGAACGAAGAAACACAAACAGTCGAAACGGTTGAAGAACAAAAGGTAGCTGCAGAACCTGCACCACAACCGCAAGACGAGAAGAAGTACACTGACGCAGATGTCGATGCTATCATCGATAAGAAGTTTGCTAAGTGGAAATCAGAGCAAGAGGCCAAGGAAAACGAAGCTAAGAAGCTTGCTAAGATGAACGCTGATGAGAAACAGAAATATCAGTTAGATCAGCGTGAGCAGGAACTGGCTGACCGTGAAAAGGCTATTGCTCGTAAAGAATTGACCGCAGAAGCTAAAGCGATGCTAAGTGAACGTGACTTACCTGTTGAGTTAGTAAATGTAGTCGATTTGACAAGCGCAGAGACGGTATCTGAGTCTATTACCTCTATCCAAAAAGCATGGGAAGAGTCAGTTCAGAAGGGAGTTTCTGAGCGTATGAAAGGTAGTGCACCTATCAAAAATGCACAAACAGTCCAGCAAGAAGTCACGGAAAAATGGCGTAAAGACTTCTTGTAATAAAAGAAAAGAGGAAAAATAAATGGCATTTGAAGAACTAAACACAGCAGAATCACGCAAGAAACATCTAGGGATTATTGAGGATGTACTTGCAGTAAACTCATATTCAACACCACTTGTAACATCAAGCGATGCAGTAACCTTGCAAGGTCGATCTTTTACAGTAGCAACTGGGAACACAACAGAACTTAAAGACTACAAACGTAACAAAGACAACGAATTTGACCACGTTGAAGTTGAAGAAAAGGTTTATACCCTTGACGAAGAAAAATACTGGGGTCGTTTCGTAGACCAATTGGACGAACGTGACTCTAATGGTCAAGTAAATATCAATTATGTTATTGCACGTCAAGCAGCAGAAGTAGTAGCTCCATATCTTGATGAACTACGTTTTGGTGCAGCACTTGGTAATGTTAGCGACAACGTTATTATGGGCAAAGAAGCAGGAGCGAATAACGCATACAATGCAATTCTAGATGTTTCTGAAAAACTTGATGAGCTTGGAATTACAAAAGAGCGTTTGCTTTTTGTAACACCTAAATTCTACAAAGCGATCAAGTCTGAAATCGTTCGTCTACCACATGGTGACGCAGATAAGAAGGTCCTTGGAAAAGGATATGTTGGTGAATTGGATGATTACACAGTCTACAAAGTACCTTCTAAATTCTTGAAAGGTGTTAATGCCCTTGCTACTGTTCCAGGTGTTGTTACATCTCCAGTGCAAGTCGATAATACTAAGTACAACGATAACATTCCAGGCCGATTTGGTGAATTGGTAGAGCAATTGCTTTACACTGGTGCATTTGTTCTTGAACACTTCAAAAAATACATCATTACCATCGCTGATACTAAACCTGAAGCTAAACCATCTACTCAAGGTAAAGTTGTAAACCGTGCTAAAGCGTGGAAGACTGGAACAGCCTATAAAGAAGGTGATACAGTAACGCATGAAGATAAAGTCTATGTTGCTATCAAAGACATCACTAGCTCAACCAATGCACCAGGCTCTGACTCAGCTAACTGGAAAGAAAAAACTGGTAAGAAATAGGTCTTAGTTATGAAATTTAAAATCAAACAAGATTTCTATGATTGGAAATTAAATGTGAAACGACTGGTAGGAGAGGAAATTGAGATTACTGAGGATCGCTATGCTGAGCTGGCAAACAATTTCGCCAGCAACGGTGTCGCTATCTCAGATGTTCTTGAGGAAATCCTCCCTGAAC